GTCTCCTTTTAAAACTTTATCAATACAAGCTAATTGAACAGTCACATTAATAAAGTTAGGCTCAAATGTTGCAGACTGTGAAACCGTTAAGACTGTTGTATGTCTTATCTCGTTCTCTTTGTAAAGCGTTACGATGTTATCTCCATGATAATAAGAGTTAACTTGCTTATGAGCCTCGCATAGAGTCCTTAATTGAGATATTGCTTCTTTTAAACTTACGTACATTATCGCCCAAACATTTTAAAATTTAAACTATAAGAGTTGTTTTTTCCTTCAGGTTTAATTCCGTATTCGTTCGTATCTTCATACAATGGATATAAAGACTCATTCTCGCAAAGGTAACGCTTCAATCTATTGCGATAGAAAGTTAAGTCTTTGTAAGTTATATCTTTTGTTCTCTCCATTTGGTTAGAAGTGTTCGCAGTATAATTTTGCTCTGTTGCTACTCCGACTCCAATATTTCTTATCTCCGTTGTTATTGCGTCCGCTATTCTTAGCTCTACTGATATTGATAGAACCATTGCAATATAATCGTTTATAAGTGTTGTCTCGTTTGCCGTTAAATTGCTATTCTCTACTCCTTCCAAAAGTCTATTGTATAAGGCACTTCCTAAAATAGGCTCGATGTACATATCCTGAGACCTTCTTAGGACGTTTCTTATAACTTCGACCTCAACGTTAGTATGTATTAACGAAAGTCTTTTTAATGAGTCTATGTCTATTAAGTAATTCATTAGCTTTTATATTTCCATTTATAACCTCCAGCAGTTTTCCTTACCTTGCTTCCAGATGCTACCGCAGATATACTTCTATGGTCTATACCTGTAATTCTTCCTGCCTCTCTTACTCCATCAAAAGTCTGAATTAATTCGTTTTGTTTGTTTATTTGATGGACTTGTTTTTTATTTACACTTTTAGACTTTAAATACTCGTCAACTTTCCATTGTGGAAACTTATTCTCTCTACTCCATACATAACCTTTAGAAGTTAGTCTATTTACCCTTACATTACCTAACTCCTGCCTAGTTCCTTCTACCTTCTCGACAAATGTTCCATCAAGTTTCCATTTATAGAATGTCTGTCTAAATGTTTTATTAAGTAAAGGCTTTACTTTTTTAGGTAAATTATATTTATTAATCATTTTAGACTCAAAAACTAACGCCTCCTTTTTAGCTTCAAAAATTGCTATTACCTCAAACAAAGGAATCCTACCATTTGAAATAACATCTTGAATCCATTTGAATTTTTTATCTGCTTTTTTGTCGTTGAAATGAGATACACACCTTACTTTAAAATTTGTTGTTTGACCTATGTACTTAACCTCATTTGTAAAAGGACAAGATATTTTATAAACACTATACATAACTAATATATTAATTAATAATAGTGTAAAGATATGTTTTATTGTTGTCATATAATGTCTTTTATAATATTTAATCGAGGATAATTGACTGTTGCCAATAATGACGACAGTAAGGAGTTGTCTTGTCGCTTTTAGGGTTATGATAAAATCCTCCCCTATATAACCAAACGTCCCTATCTACCATTGCAGATACTTGCTCGATTTCTCCTCTAGTGTAATATCTATCTAAAGAAATTAACTCTCGACAGAATCCTCTAGTAGTTGGTATAACGTCCGGCTGTCCTAACTCAGGTCGAACCTCATAAGAATACACAACCGAAAGAGTAACTTTGTTATTAGAAGCTAAAAGTCTTATTCCGCTATCCGTTACCTTATTTCCGCTTATATGTCCTTCAGTTTTTAAGTTGTCTATCATTTGAGATAAATTAGAAGCTGGAACATTAATAGCCTTTCTTATTGTGTCGAAGTCGTTTCCTTCGTGTAACATTCCTAAAACATTGATTTGAATATCTGTAACCCTCTCAAATGTCTTATATTTTTTTAAGACTCCTTCCTCATTTAATCTCTTTGGGTTAGCTTCTTGAGTATGTAAAACTCTAGTTCTTTTTTTCTTCTTAGTTCCTACGGTTTTAAAAGCGTCTATAACTGGATCATTAGAAGCAAAGTTAAAAGTATTTTGCATTGGCTTTTCCTCTTCGGGAAGATCTAAGTCAACCTCTTTAAAAAGTATTTCTCCGTCTTTCTGAAGTAATACTTCCCAAATATATTGCAAAGATGTTATTATCGCTCTTTGTCTATATTTGAAATATCCGCTTTTCATTAAGTTGTAGCTAACTTTTAACTCTGTTGCTCCTCCAAGTTGTCCTTCAGTCTTAACTCCAAATAATAAAGGATTAGTAACTGAGTGAGCAAGTAATATATTTTCTTTATTGTCCTTACTTAATGCTAAATATCTTGAATCTAAGTTGTTTCCTGTTAAATTAGTAACGGTTGTCTCTCTGTCTTTTCCGTTGTTGAAAGTTGCAAAGATTCCTCCTGCATTAGAAGAGCCTTGTCCAGCTTTTCGTACATCGTTAATTATGTCGTCTCTGTCTGAGTCTTCAGAAGGTTGTCCGTTATTAAAGTTTATAATAGTTCCTAAACTAAAGTTATTATAAATTTCATTTCTTCGGTAGTTGTTTATTTCTACGTCTGTCTCTATTGCTAAAATTCCTCCTGAATAAGGCGGAGCCGGATAAATTCCTTTCGTTATCTTACCTCCTAACTTAATTTGTTTAGGATCTTCTTTATAATATACTATTCTAGTTCCTGTTAAGTCATGTATATCAATTTCTTTATATTTAGTAAAGCCTTCCTTTCTGTCGCTCCAATCTTCTGAAACATAATAAGCAAACTCTTCGTCATTTACCGACTTTCTAACTTGTTCAAAAGGTATATGGTCTATCTGAAAAGCTCGTCCATTTACAAAGTTAATAGCGTAAGCATAACCATTAAAAACCTCCATGTCTTGAGAAAGTAATTCGGTTATCTCGTCCAGGTTATAGTCTGAGTTTCCGTTCTTTTTAAATACGTCAAACTCCATTGATTGTGTTCCTTTATATCCTAGACCTCCGCTAACTGTATAGTGAACTTTACTTCTTATAATTCCGTTGTGCATTGCACAATTATAATATAATGTAGCTAAATAATTAGGATATAAGTCGTCCGTTCCCCATTTATATATATTTTTCTTCTTGTCTATTGTCTCCGTTGGATTAACGGTAGGAATAGACTTAGAAGCGTTATAAAATGCGTAAGCCTTTGGAGACTTTTCGACCTCTCTAATTGGCTTCTGTATATCTAGCTTAATTGATTCGCTCATCGTCTAAATTAATTGTATGATAGTTGTCCGTTGGCTCTGCTTTATAAATTCTATACTTACTTATATAGTTGGGAGTTAACCCTGTTAAAGTAGGACTCGGATTATTGTTTGCTAACTCATATACTTTTAAGACTCCTTCTCCTGTTATTATAGGATTTGTTGTTGTGTCCATTATAAAAGTGTAAAACCTTTCGCTCGAATAGGTAGGAGTTAAATATAACTCTACTTCCTTTCCGTTTAAGTCGTCAGATTTAAAATAAAAATACCAATAAGGAGTTGAGATAGTCGGAACTAACTCAATATTTAATTCGTTATTGGTAAGTAGCTGAAGAATAAGCATTTTAACTCTTTTTCTTAGTCGTTGTTTTCTTTTTAACTTCCTTTTTATCCTCTTCTTTATCTTGAGGAATAGCTTTTACAGGAACAACCTTTTTAGGCTTATTCATTACAAAAAACTGTCTTTGGTTGTGTTGTATTAAAATTAGTTTATTCTCTTCGCAAACTTCAACCTCTCTATTAAGTTGAGCAATAAAAACGAAAGAGCCAATATATTTCTTTTTAAGTTCCATGTCGTAAAGATATTAAAAAAAAGAGCCTCTCTAATATAAAGAGGCTCTTTTTAATTTACTATTATGATCCAGCTTGAAGGATTTGTTCCGCTAAAGCGTCCGAAATAGTTGGAGCAGTTTGTACCTCTTTACCGCTTAACGCTAAAGTATGTCCATTTCTGTTCCCCATTTCTGTTCCTGAGTCGTCTGCTTCTGTGTCTATCATAAGACCGTTCAATAGACCGAAATGTCTATTTAATCCGTTCTCATAAAAAGCAATAACTCCTAAACGTCCTTTATTCAATAACGCTAACAAATCAATGTTTGCTTGAGTCTTGTCGGCTAAGATTATTTGCACCGCTTGAGCATAGAAGAAAGTTCCGTCTGCTCTCGAACCTGTTCCAGTTTGAATAGCATTAGATAACTCCATTTCTACCTGGAAGTCATATGCTTGTTTACCGTTCTTCATTACGATTCCAGTAATAGCGTTAGCAGTCCTAGTATAAGAAAATCTATTCTCTAAGTTATAAATAATAAACCTCTTAACTCCTCCTACGCTTCTACAATTTGGCTTAGTGTAGCCTGTTGTCAATTCACACATAATTTTTAAGTTTTAAAGGTTTATAATTAACTAGCAGGTAAAATCCATTTAACAAACTCGTTAGAGTTTACGTATTCAACACCTAATCTATATTTAATATCAACGTGAATTTTATCTTCGTCTTGAGAATAACCTACGTAGAAGTCTTCCCAGTCAGATTGTAAATCCGTACCGATAAACATTCTGTCCAATGGCCCAGCATAAATCGAAGAAGTTCCGTCTAATCCATGTACTAACTCAA